GGACTGACCTATGAACATAGCTTTAATACTATTGATCCTGTTCATGATTATATGTGGTGTAGGGAATGAGTGAAAGATTATACAGGGCTGGATAAAAGCTCAATGCAAGAAAGGAGCAGAACAATGGAAGGCTACAAGAAAAGAATGGTAGAAGAGTACAGAGAGTTAAGAGAAAAATATGTGAAACTCCATCGAATGATCGTGAAATATGAAGCAGGAAAACTTGAGTTTGAACTTACCTGCCCAGTTGAAATACTGAAACAGCAGGCGAGTGCGATGGGAAAATATCTGTATACACTTGAAGTGAGGGCGCAGATCGAGGGGATAAAGCTGGAAGGAGAGACATGCTGATATTTGAGGACATTGATCTAATGACAAGGTTGGAGAACCTGAGAGCATCCAACAGGGAACTGGTAAGGCAGATAGAGCGCTTAAGGGACGAAAGAGACATATACAAAGAAGCTTATCATGATTTATTAATGGTGGTAGTTGAGAATGGACGAAAATAACTGGGAAAGTTTGGGCTTGGCTGTGATCATACAGGCGGTGGATGACTATAAGAAAGCTTTAAAGAAGAACGACAAGTGGGAGATTAAAGCGCTTGAGAGGTTCTTCCACAGTGAATGGTTCATATTGTTATCCGGCGGTGCTGATCCTGATTACATTTTAGATAAAGTGTTCGGCATGAAGAAGGACATCAGGAACATCAAGACGAGAAAGCCAAGCTCATTCCTTCAGTACGGGAAAGACGAGAGATGAGATCAATTTTGAGCAATGAAAAGGTATGCTATATATGTGGGTCACCTAATAATATACACAAGCACCATGTGTTCGGGGGAGCAAACCGAAAAAGAAGCGACAGAGAGGGATGCTGGGTGTATCTATGCGCACCGCATCATAACATGAGCGATAAGGGAGTGCATTTTGATCGTGAGGCTGACCTGAAGCTGAAAAGAGAATGTGAACGGGAATGGGTAGACAGAAACGGAACGATAGAGGACTTCATAGAAGCATACGGGAAAAACTACATTTGAGCATATTGGAGAGGGCAAACGGACAAATACTCAAACATCAAATGAAAATGGCTGTATGGGGCGATTTGGGGGCTTATTTGGGTCACTATGTCGCCCTGACAACTACAGAAAGGAGATAACGATGCCGATTATACGACAATGGGGTAATAAGAGCAAGTACAATGCCGGCAAGATAGAAGCAGACGGAATGACCTTTGACTCAGGCAAGGAATACAACAGATGGTGTGAGCTGAAACTATTGGAAAGAGGGAATAAGATCAAAAACCTTCGCAGGCAAGTGACATTTGAAGTAGTGCCTTTATGCAGAAAAGACGATGGCAAGGCAGAAAGAGCGGTGAAGTACATAGCAGACTTTGTTTACGATGAAAACGGGAAAACCATCGTAGAGGATGTGAAGGGATTCAAGACACCTGAATATGTTATTAAGCGCAAGCTGATGCTGTATCGGTACGGAATAACCATAAGGGAGATATAAATGGACATCTTTGACAGGATTTGGGCTATTGAAAAAGAACTAAAACCATTAAGGGAGAAGAGGGAAGAGGCATTTTATGAAGCATTGCCCAGCGCAGTAGCATACAAGGCAGACAAGGTGCAGACATCTGTTGTGGGGTTCAGGATAGAAGATGCAGTGATAAGGTGTACGGAAATAGATGATCAAATCACAAGACTGGAAAGCGAGAAGCTGAACCTGCAGACTCAACTTATCAAGGCATCAAAAATCCTGCCCAAAAGGGAGAAGCTTGCCATTGAGTTGAGATACATAAACATGGAACGCTGGAAGCAGGTATGTTGCATCATGGAGATATCAAAACAGAGAGCGCACAAGTTGGTTAAACAGGGCAAGGCAAGGATATTGGGGAAATATGTTTCCCTTGCAAATGTTGACCATGAAGACTAAAATTATAGTGAACTCAAAAAAGGCAGTCAATCACTATGAGTTCAGCAAAAGCATCATTGCTCTCAAAGGCTTTTGGCAGAAAAGGCACTCAGGAATGGGTGCTTTTTTATTTATCATATTCAGGAATTAAACATGGCAAACGAACAGAATTTGAAACCTATACGCAAGGGCGAGCTTACCAAAGAAGAAGCAAAGAGGCGAGGGTCTAATGGCGGTAAGAAGTCAGCCAAGACAAGAAGGGAAAACAAGTTAATAAAAGACCGCATACTTGAGCGCATGGGCGAGACCGACTGGGACGATATGATAGATGGTCTTATCAAACGAGCCAAAGAAGGCGACAAAGCTTTTGAAATCTTAAGGGATACGATAGGACAGAAGCCCAGCGATGTGATAGAAGTGACAGGCATAGCAGAACAGCAGTCAAAAGTCGATGAGCTATTAGATCAGTTGCATGAGGGTAGGAAGTAAGTACCAAGCATTCCTAAAGTGCCTTGATGCCAAGATGGAATTCCTTGAAGGGACGACATCAGCAGGCAAGACTACTGTAGGGATATATAAGTTTATGCTGAAGTGCTGGGAATCGCCTGTCAACCAGCACATTATAGCAGGACTTGATGCCGGTACTATAGAGAAGAACATCATCAACAAAGACCATGGAATCATGGACGAGTGGGGCGACTTAGTTGAGTATAAGGGCGGTGGCACATCAAGCGAGAAACTGTCTCACATACTCTTGAAGTCGTCTTCAGGCATAAAGAAGATATATGTGCTGGGATATGACGACAAGAAACGCTGGAAGAAAGCCCTTGGCGCACAGTATGGTTGCATCTTCATCGATGAGATCAACATAGCAGACATGGACTTCGTGCGAGAAGCTGTCATGCGATGCGAGTATGTTATGGCGACATTGAACCCCGATGCCCCTGAGCTACCGATATACAAGGAATACATCAACCATTCCCGACCTTTGAAGGAATGGGCAGAAGATACACCTGCTGAGATATTGAGTGCCTTAAACGAGCAGGCTATAGATGGATGGGTGCATTGGTTCTTTTCCTTTAATGATAACATCTCCCTTTCCGATAGTAAGAAACAAACCATTATCGCCAATGTACCCAAAGGCACTAAAATCTACAAGAACAAAATACTTGGATTAAGAGGCAAGGCAACAGGTCTTGTCTTTCCTTTATTTAAGCCCGAAGTGCATTGCCTGACGATGGAAGAGGCGAAACGATTCATAAAAGCCCCACATACAAATCAGGAAGAATGGTTTGAGATATTCACATCAGGGCTGGATACCGCTTACTCATCCCAGTCGCCTGATACCATAGCGATGACCTATGGAGCAATAACCAACAAGGGCAGAAGTGTACTACTGGCTGAAAAGGTATATAACAACAAGGCATTGAGCATTCCTTTAAGCCCAAGTGACACAGTAGTGAACTACTATGAGTTTTTGGAGCGACAGAGAAGGACATGGGGCGGTTATTCAAAACATGTCTTTATTGATAGCGGTGACCAAGCCACCATCACAGAGGCTTATAAGTACCGCAGAACACACCCCGAATGTGGATACATATTTGAGGGTGCATACAAGAAAACATTAAACATAGACAGGATCAACTTACAGAATGGGTGGATGAACTACAGCGAGGACAGAGAACCGGACTTCATGGTAGTTGATACATGCACCAATTACATCACGGAATTAAACACATATAGCTGGAGAGAGGACAAAGACAGCGAGCCTGAAGATGGTCATGATCATGTAATACAGTCATGGCAATATGGATGGCTACCCTATAAGAATCTAATTGGAGTTAAGAATGGGGATATTTAAGAACATGGCAGACAAAATGAGAACAAACTTAAGGAGCTTCCTGCAGATAGAACCTGCGCCCGTTAGAAGCTACTTCATCAGGGCGGTGCTGGACTGGAATGGCAACTGCATAAAGAACATGATCTGGTACAGAGGCGATGCCAACGAGCTTGAAGAGTTTTACAAGCAGGTTGATGGGTCAGCAACAAGACAGCGCTTTTGGAGTGCTGTGCCTATTGTTGGCAGGGAAATCGAAAAAATACACACAGGCTTACCTGCGATCATGGTGGATACATTAAGCAACATCATAGTGAGTGACCTGAACAATGTGGAGATAGAAGAAAAGACAGCGCAGGATACATGGGATGCCATTGCCAAAGATAATGACTTCAACAACCTTGTAGGTGATGCGGTCTCAAAGACCTGTGTATACGGGGATGGAGTATGGAGAGTATCCATCATCCCTGAGTTATCAGCCTATCCTGTAATTGACTTTGTAACCGGTGACAGAGTGAAGCTGAAGAAACACAGAGGCAGACTTGTTGAGGTCATAATCAAGACCGACTATGTGGAGAAAGGCAACCTGTACACCTTGGAAGAGCATCACGGACGGGGATACATTGAGAATGTCCTGAAGAAGGGTGACAAGGAAGTGCCTATCGGTACAGTAGATCGCATTGCTAACCTGCCTGAAAGAATCGTATGGGATGATGATTTTATGCTGGCAATCCCGATGCAGTTCTTCAAGTCCAAGAAGTACGATGGCAGAGGCGGTTCTTTATTTGATACCAAGACCGAGAACTTTGATGCGCTTGATGAGGTGTGGTCACAGTGGATGGATGCCTTGAGAAAAGGCAGGACAAAGGAATACATTCCTGAAACGATGATACCGAGAAACCCCAAAACGGGCGATATCATCATGCCTTCAGCATTTGATAACGCATATATCCAAACCGATTCCAAGATGGGAGAGAATGCGCAGAACCGCATTGAAGTAGTACAGCCTGCCATAAGGCACGATTCTTACTTGGCTACATACATCACAGCACTTGACCTGTGCTTGCAGGGGATCATGTCACCTTCCACGCTGGGTATTGACAACAAGAAACTGGATAACGCAGAGGCACAGAGAGAGAAGGAAAAGACCACCTTATACACAAGGAATCAAATCATAGGAGTATTACAGGAAGTCCTGCCGAAGGTGGCAGAAGTCGCAGTGCATGCCTATGAGACCGACAATAAGACAGCATTAAGCGAGGTCAAGGCTACGATCCAGTTTGGCGAGTATGCTAATCCTTCTTTTGAATCACAGGTGGAGACAGTAGGAAAAGCAAGAACGCAGGGCATCATGTCCATTGAGGCATCAGTAGAAGAGTTATATGGAGACACCAAGGAAGAAGAGTGGAAGAAGAAAGAAGTAGCACGACTGAAAGCCGAGCAAGGCATAGCTGAAGTGGATGAGCCTACAGTAGGGCTTGGATGGGAGCAGATAGGTGAAAATCAAAATAGGAGAGAAGCTGTGGGAGATGACACCAAGGCAGTGGAAAGCCCTGCTGAAGGTGGCAAGTGATAATGTACCCCATGGTATCTATGGAGTAGAAAAAGACGACTATGGTGAGTTGATGAACATATCGACTGACTCAATAAAGTCGCTTAAAACGCAAATTAGAGCCTTAAGAAAAGAGGGATTCAGGGTATTTTTCAATGTTTAACGATGGAGATGCTTACAACATAGCCAAAATCTATGAGCAGATAGAGAACGAGCTTATAGCTGACATGATGAGGAATCTGTCACGACATAGAGCCGAAGAATTAAAAGAAGGCTATGATTGGGAGCAATGGCAGGTGTTGCAACTCCAAGCCCTTGAAGAATACAGAAAGAAGAATCTCAAATATATCCCTCAGTTTGAAAGCGTTGAGAAAAGGATGGCAGAAGCCATCAGGAATGCCAACGAACAAGGGGGAGCAGATGCCGAGAAGCACATCCTGCGAGCGCTAAAGCGAGGCGCTAAGGCAACAAGGCAAGGCAGTGAGCGGTTCTTCCAAGTGAACCAAGACAGAGTGAATGCGCTGATACAGGCTTCTCTTGGAGAAAACCGCAGTGCGACTACAGCCCTATTGAGAAAAGCAGATGACGAATACCGCAAGATCATATACAAGACCCAAATACAGGCATCAACCGGCTCTATCACATATGAAAAGGCTGTGGACTTAGCTACCAAGGACTTTTTGACCCGTGGAATTCAATGCATCCAGTACAGGAATGGTGCGATGCATCAAATATCCACATACACAGAGATGGCTATGCGCACATCGATGAAGCGAGCCTACATGCAGGGAGAAGGGACTAAAAGGCTGGAATGGGGAATTACAACTGTAATCGTAAACCACAGAAACCATGCTTGCTCCAAATGTTTGCCCTTCGTTGGCAAGGTTCTCATAGATGATGTTTATGGTGGTGGGTCGCCTTTCACCCAAAAGGACTATCCCACTTTATCCAGCGCAATGGAAGCAGGCTTGTTCCACCCTAACTGTAAAGATGGCTTAAGTACCTACTTTGAAGGGATAACAGACAAGCCTAAGCCGATGACCAAGCAGGAAAAAGC